GCGTTGGGACCGGGTAAGCGCCGCTTGTCTTGTCTTTCTGCAACTTGGTCGGGTGAGCGACCAGCCAGACGTGCACCTGATTCTTGCGCGCAAACGTGCGGATCTTCGTCAGCGCCTGGCTGATGTAATCCGTCTCAGTAACGTTGCCGTCGCGGGCCGGATTGATCTCGTTCCATGGGTCGATAATCAAACCCCGGATGCCGTGGCGAAAGACCAGTTGTTGAGATATCTCGAGCAGGCCGTCGACAGTGGGGTAGTCGGGCAGCATGAAATGGAAGTGATCGTTGATGAACTTCAGCGCTTCGCTCATCTCCTTGAACGACATACGATCCGTGAACCCTTCCATGAATGGCTTGCCGACGAACTTTTCCGCCATCTTCTCGACGTGGTACTTGAGCGGCTGATTTTCCGGCGAGAAAATCCCAAAATTCCAGCCGTAGTGGTTCGCCAGATTCAGGGCTAGGGCGTCCAACCACTCCGATTTGCCATGCCCAGGGATGCCCGTTACGAGCGTCCATTCGCCGGTCATGACGCGATACGTGTCGTCCATTTCTGCCCAGCTCGTCGACACGCCGCGTTCGGGGCCGTATTCGTAGTCGTTGAAGATCGATTCGATAATGTCGTTGACGCTGTATGTGCCTTCAATCGGCAACGCACGGGCGTTCTTGATGCAGTCGAGCAGGACGTCTGGGCCATGCGTCAGCAAAACCTCGTTGGCGTCTTTGCAGTGTTCCGGCCACACGACAATCAGACATTTCTCGCGACCGAGGCGGCGCACCAACTCTTCCTGAAGGCGCACGCCCGGCTCGTCGTTGTCGACGGCGATGATGTGCACCTTCACATCCTCGAGAGCCTTCTCAGCGAGAAAGTCGAATTTGTTGCTGTACGACTTTGAGTCGGCGGCCGGGGCGCCATCTGGCACAGAGACGCAACTCGTCAGGCCGGCCATCTCGACCGACAGCTTGTCGATTTCGCCCTCGACCCATATCAGTCCTTCGGGGTCTATGTCGTTAATGCCGTACAGGATGCGCTCAGCGCCGGATGCCATGCGGAACATCTTGTCTTTGCTGCGGTACTTGATGTTGACGACTTCTTCGCCGCGGTAGTACGGGAACATGATGCAGTCCCGCTCTTCCTCGACTTGGGGAAAGTAAGTCGAACCCTTAGCGATCTTGTTCCGCTCAAGAGCCGCAGCATCGATGCCACGCGTCCTGAACCATGCGACGGTTCCGTCAGGAACTTGCGCCGGCGCAGCGAATGCGGGTCTCGTGTAGACCTTGCGCACTTCCGGCTTCTGCCATTCGCCGCCCTTCAGCGTGCCACTCCAGCCGCAGTGCCAGCAGTTCCAAACGCCTTGTTCGGTGTTGACGTTGAGGCATGGATAGTTCTTTTTCTTCCGACCGGGCGAGCATTGCGGGCATGTCGTTTTAACTTCGATGCCGCTCTTGCTGCCCAGGTCGATTCCGAAATCAATGAAGGTCTTCACAGTACAAGCCCGCCCGTATTTCCTTGTTGTCCGTTCTGTTGACCGCGCCTCTGGTTTCTTACCCAATTCCGCCAAGTCGCCGGCCAATCCACCTTGCGACCCTTTGCGCCACCCTGTGCGATCCAGTAATCGCGAAACTGTTCCGCCACGCTTTGGACATCCAGATCCGGTCTCTCTGATTCGCAGAACTCAATATCTTCACCCGTTGGGTGCCAGTCGGCAGGCAACCGCGTAGCGCGTTGCGTCTCTGCTTTTATATCTTCTCTTCTCTTCTCTTCTCTGGTCACGCTTGTGTCACGCTCACTGCGTGACATTTGTCCATCTTCTTCCGTGACTCTGCTTCTCTGGTTTCTCTTTCTTTCTGCAGCTAAGCCCCGCGCCTTGGCGCTTTCGCCGTTGTGTCTGTCGAAGTTCGGGAATGTCACGCCGGACTCGTCTATCTCCAGCCACCCAACGGAAACCATCGCTTCGGCGAATCCGACGTGACGAACGTACCGATCTATCCAGACATTTGTCACGCCGGGAGCGTGACCATCGCGTGACTGCGTATCAGCCCATCCCCAGAGGTGATGCAACATGCCCACCACGGTGAACTCGTCGACCGACAGACGTGCAGCAATAGAAATGACTGCGGGATCATCCGCCAAAGCAATTCTCATCTTGATCCAATCCCCGGCCACTCACAGCCCCTTCAGGTCAAACAACTTAAAAGCCCAGTCGACCACCGGCTTGAGCCACATAGCGCGGCACACAAGCCACATCAGCGATCTCTTGAGCGCCGTTCTCATCTTTGAGCACCAACCTTCAACAAATAAGACCGCAGTCTCCGGATAGCCTCACCAGCCATCCGCGTTGCTGGCGTGTCTTCCTGGCACATCTGCATGCGATGCAGCAGTTCTGAAAGCGCTGCGAGATCCGGATCGGCGATCGGAAATACGTCAGTCGGCACCTTGATCGCAGCGATTGCCTTGGAGAGGCTTGTCTCTGCCCTTGAGAAACGCTTCATCTCAACCCCTAAGACAAACAATCACAGCCACCACCGGCAGCGCACACAGCACCGCCAGACAGATCCCGAACGTGACGGGCGATGCCATTACGCGGTCCTTCAGGGAAACGTTCTGGCGGGCCTGATATGCATCCCATTGGGCACGCTGGTATTCGTCGTGTTGATGGAGGTTCATGCTGCCCTCTGCGCAATAACTTCTTCCATGATCGTCAAGCGGCTTTGTCGATTCAGCCACTGCTGGACGCCCCAATTTCCTACTGCCCCACAAAACGCGCTCACCTTGTCTGCTGGCAAACTACGCCGAGCCGGCTTGTCGTCTGGGTGCAGGTAATCCGACACATGCGACGGATAGCACTCAGTGCGCTCTGCCAGGCTTCGCTGTGTCATCGCTTTGATTCTGCGATGCGCCCAAGCCATCCTCACTGCCTCGCGGTACGTACGGCATTCCGCGATAACCTCAGCCGGCAGAAACTCCGGCGCCCTTACCACACCTCCAAACAAATGCAGGTCGTCCATTTCGAAGCTCCCTAGTGAAAGATTCATCGGTTCCCGGTTGCGAAACCGGTTGATCGAGAGGGAAAATTTTTTGCATCTAGTTGACGCAAAAAATTCGAAGACTCTCTGATGAACAATCACCCCCAACTCCTTAAGCCACTGTTTTGTGCACCCCTCGTGATGAGGGGTGATGGCCTGTTATATGTTGTGCATCCTGCTTTATTTGGTTTTTCTAGCCGACCTCCCGCCGGTAATGCGGGCGGGCGAACACAAAACCTCGCGCATCGTCTTCCAGTCGATCTCCGGATTAAGGTCTTCGCACTTAACTCCTGTAACCTTCTCGATGAGGACGCAGCGCTCGAGCGGAACACCCCGCGTCATCCAGTTGGCGATCGTCTGGGATTTCGTTCCCTCGCCGAGCAATTCGGCGAGTTTCGTCATTCCGCCCGCCTTCTCGATCGCCTCGCGAAGGGCTGGTGCGCCGGGGTGTGGGTTAGGTGTCTTCGTCATGCTCACAAAGATACACGCAATGTGAGTTTTTTGCAATCACTTTGTGAGTTCACGTTGTGAGTCACAATGCGTGTGTGAACGGGTACGCTTCGCCCATGGAAACAACGAATATTCCGTGGCCTGTCATCGACGAAAAATTGACAGCGCTCGGCAAAAATCAGGCGTGGTTGGCAGTCCAACTGAGGACGGGGACTAACACGATTACAAATTGGAAGAAGAGGGGCGGGGCGCCAGTGGCGCGGGTCCGGGAAATCGCGGACGCGCTCCAGTGCGGGGTCGATGAGTTGCTCTCCGGTGCTGCAACTCCAGCGCACATTTCAGCGACTGCTGATGAGTCGATTAAGCGTCAAATCTCGGGCATGATTACCGGTTCGACCCACATAGCGGGCGATAACATCGGTACGAATAACACTGAGCCAGGACCTGAAGGGACGGGACCGTACCCGTTGATCTCTTGGGTTCAGGCTGGAGCCTGGGAACGAATCGTGGACAATTTTGCACCGGGAGACGCGGAGCAATGGATCGAAGCGCCGGTAAAGGTATCTAAGAGCTCTTACTGGTTGCGCGTGTGCGGCGAGAGCATGTACGACCCGACTGGCAAGCGCTCTTTCAAGGATGGCGACCTCGTATTGGTCGAGCCGCATGCTTACGCCGAGAACGGATCGCTTGTTGTTGTCCGTCTGGACGATGAGTCTGAGGCGACGTTTAAGCAGCTCATTGTTGAGGGCGGCCGGAAATTCCTGAAGGCACTCAACCCAAATTGGCCCAACCGTATCTTTGAGGTCAACGGCAACGCGACCATCTGCGGCGTAGTGAAGGCCAAAACCGAGGTCTTCTAAAGACAGTTACCAGCTGGAAACTCACTCGAGTTGTATGAAGCCCGCCACAGCGCGGGCTTTTTTGCGTCTGCACAACGCCTACTCACAAACCACTACACACAAAACTCACAAAATGTTTGACACCAAACTCACATGGCGTGTACTATTCTCTCCATACCAAGCAACACAGCGCAACGGCGCGACGATCCGGTGACAGCGGATTGCGATCTTTAACAACGCAGATGGTTTGAGTTTGATCAGTGCTGGCGCTGATGTCAGCAACGTCGAAAGCAGCCGCAGAAATGCGCGCTGTGAGGTCATTCGAGCGGATAGGGTCCGTACCAAGTAGACGCCAAGTGACGTACACCATGCTGGTAGGCCGCCAGAAGAATGTCGGGAATGAACGGCGTCCCGAGTCGGTGCCAGCCCTTGATCACATTCGAACCACTGCAATAGAAGGCATACCAGTAATGGCGGGGCCAACGCGCTACCCCGGAAAAGATCGGCGCCTATTTCTCAAGTGCCTGGCGCCCAGATGGCGCTAAAGAACACTTGAGGGATTGATAACCGCCGCACCTTAGCCGGAGCCAGCATAGCTGGGAGTAGCCGGAGTGGTGCGGCATGCAGTTTTTCGTGAATGGCGTTGCGCGGCTCTTTAGTGAGCTGGTGACGTGCGCTGGCAGACATGGAAACGGCGATGCCTCGGCATTTAGGTCCGCCCATAGCCGACCGGAAACACAGGCCGGTCTGCAGCGTCATTCACGAAGCACTGCAGTACTGAGGCGAACGCATTGCATTCCCTGCAAAGTAACTCGGCGTAAGGCCGGATGACTCGGTGAGACGGCGCCTGATAGCGCATAGATCATATCCCTGTACCCCGTTGCGGTATATCTGCGGCGCGGTTTAAAGATTCCGGAAACACCAGTAGAGAGCTTCCATGCATAGCGTAGTGCGTTCTCTTGAGTGCTGAATTGTCCTCCCCGAGCGTGAAAGCGTGTGGATGTCCTGCTAACCGGGTAAGGCAGGAACTGAAGGTGCCACCAGTAATAAAGGCGAACGACGTACGTCTAGTAGGCACTTAGCTCCGTCCGGCGTAATGGTCCGTTATCGAAAGAGCCATTCGACTTGCCGCCGTTAGCGGCACTGCATACCCCCCGTGAGAGCGGACTATGACCCCTTGCACCTGGCTGCCGGCGCATGGGCGAGTCGATGACAGCCTACACCTGCGAGCTTTGGCCGGCTGGATAGCGGGGAAGTGGTCATAGCAAAACCGGCCCCTCGGCAGTTTTGAGGCGTGGCGATTGCCGACTACATCCTGACGCCGCAGGGACTGGATGCCAGAGCGGAAGCAACAGTCGCCACGACCTGAGAGCTGCAACATAGCGCACTGAGTCGTACAGATTGATCCAGTCTGTACCGCTCAGCGCTGTTGAATTAGGACAACTTAGCTCAATGGAGCGAATCATGAGCGAGATCAAAGACGGTGGGCCAGCGTTTCCGGGCAACGCAACGATCAACCGAACCACTGGCGAACTTATGCCGCACCAGTTTGGCAACGACGACTTCGCGACGCTCGGAATGACGCTGCGCGACTACTTCGCCGCGAAGGCGATGCAGGCCGTTGTACTGAAGCAGAACGAATTGCACGACATCCAGGCGATGTACGACCGTTTAGCGCTTCATGCGTACAAGGTGGCCGATGCCATGCTCAAAGCCCGGAGCCAATCATGAACTGGCATCAGAACCTGATGGTAATCGACGGTCGCATGTACGCGGGCGATAAGTGGTTGGGCAATTTCACCTCACACTCTGCGGCCATGGCTGGAATAGCCGTCATGCGCAAAGGCAGCAGCGATGTCGAGATGACTGAGGATGACCGCGACCTTCTCGCGGCAATAGACGCGGACGAGGTCTAGCCATGAGCGCCGAAGCCTCCTCACTTTTCGAGTTGCAGCGCCTAGCAAGACTAGCTGGCGGCTCATTGATCGCTCATCTGTTGCTGTGTATCGCGGCAGACCTGATCGCCGAAGGAGTTCAGCGTGAACACTGACGCCTGGAGAAATCGCGCGATGACGGTGCGAGTAGTCGAGCACTGCGACCGCTGCAACACGCTGAAAGAGGGCGTCGAGAAGCGCGAGCACAAGAGTTACTGGCCGACGTTCGAGATCAGTCTGAAATCGTGTCTGCCTTGCTTTGAAGCTGCGAAGCGCGAGGCAGCAGCGGAATTCAACGTGACCTATTGCTGAGGTACACATGACAAACACGCTAATCGCCGCCGGCCTATGTGTCTGGTCAATTGCAGCGTTATTCGCTCTGGCGTTCATCCGCGGCGCGACCGGTCAGGACAGCACCGAAATCCAACACAGGGAGTGTGAGCAATGAAAACCGCACTTGACGAGTGGGTTGAATTCACCCGCGCATGGGTCGATGAGCAGATGCGGCAGCAGCGGGAGAGGGATGAGGCGGCGTTTTCGCATTTCATGCAGAAGCTGCTTGGGCCGATGGATTGATTCAAGAGAAGCCAGCGCGGCTCGAACAGCGTCAAGTCAGGTGGGAAGCCTGGCGCCCTGATGTGTGACGACTGCGAAGTGCTTGGACGGCGGTCCGGCTAATCCGCTCAGCGGAGGGAAATCGCATCAGTCGTCACCCGTCAGGGCTTACACCCAATCACATAGCAGTCCTCTGGAGATAGCCATGGGAAAACACTTCAATGCCGAGGTCTACCGGCAAATCTCGCCGCAAGAGCCGGATGACGACGAACCCGAATATTCCCCCGACGAAGACTGGGAAGCGGGCTTCAGCGACTGGAAGCACAACAAGGACGACGATCTGGCGACGGCAGTTAGGCGGTATTCGATGCCCATGCGCCACGTTCGCATCTGGGATGAAGTGGAGGTGGGGCGATGAGTCTGGACGTCTATCTGAACGATGCGGAGATGGGCTCCGTGTTCGACGCAAACATCACGCACAACCTTGGAGCGATGGCACGCGAGGCTGGCATCTATCAGCATCTGTGGAGGCCGGAGGAAATCGGCGTCACGAAGGCGGCCGAATTGGTAGAGCCGCTGACGATTGGGCTCGCTGACATGGTTCGTCGCCCTACGCACTACGAGCAATTCAATGCCCCTAATGGATGGGGCCTGTACGAACACTTTCTTCCGTGGATCGCGAAGTATCTGGAGGCATGCATCGCCCATCCAGACGCGACCATCGAAGTATCGCGATAGGAGCCGACATGACCACATGGGAACTCGTAGACGACAGCGAGGGTGTTGTCGTCCATATCTCGGATGCGGGACGCAAGCGCCTTTCGGACGAAGGCCTTCGCCGCGCTGCGAACGATAACGATTTATTGGCCGCGACCGCATTCGCTCATGAACTCCTCGCTGGCGCGGCTTGCTTCGGGATCGTCGCGGTGCTCGTTGTGATGGTCTTCAGGGGGCTCTGATGAAACAGCTTTTCTCTCTCCGCAAGTCGCTTCGCCAGTACGGGTCGCATCTAAATCGAGAGCAACGGCGCAAATGGCTTGAGCAGCGCGCTCGCCTGACGCCGCGTGTGCGTATCTCCGTCGCCTACATTCCGCCGAGCGTCGCTCGCCAGTTTGTGCAGATGGGAACGATTCGGGGTGCGGCATGAGCGATCACCAACCCGATTACATGGACTTGGACGACAACCGAGTCGCAATCGTCTGCCACCACTGCGGCAAGGATGCCGTGGTCATCACGCAGGATTTCGGAATCGACGACGGGCATCCGCGCGGCGTCCATCGAGACGAGCGGGACTGCTGCTCCGAGTGTGGGGAGGAGTTATGACTGACTTCTACGACAACGCCCTCCACGTCATGGAGAAGCAGGGCGGCGCATTTGTTCAATCACTCGCCCATTGCTATCTGATGGCCGATCCAGTCAACAAAGCAAAGCTGCGCGAAACGTTCGCCGGGTATTTCGAAGTGTACGAGGCGAGGTTTCAGCAGTGGAAGGAACAACAATCTAAGGAATTGGCATGAGCACAGCATTGACAGTGCGCCAGGAGTTCGGCGCTCAGGAAACAACCAACGCGCTAGTCGAAACCGCTTCGACCGCCATCGCGGCTAAGGCTAAAGCGATGGTCGAAGCCCGGTACGTGATGGCGATGCGGCAGCCGCGGAACTGGGATCAGGTGCGGCAGGACTTGATGAGCGAGTGCAAGCGCCCATCCTTCGCGCACAACAAGAGCGCGTACTACCGCAAGCCGATTGGTCAGGGTGTAGAGGGCCTCGGGATTCGTTTCGTGGAAGTCGCATTGCGTTGCATGAAGAACGTGCTTGTCGAGACGTCCATGACCTTCGAGGACGACGCCAAGGAGATCCATTGCGTCAGTGTGACTGACCTCGAATCCAATCTGACCTATCCGCTGGATGTGCGGGTATCGAAGACGGTCGAGCGCTCGAAGCCGGCCGACGACGGTTCGTATATCTCGGTCCGCAAGAACAGCTACGGAAAGATGGTCTACACCGTCCCCGCCAACGATGACGACTTGCTCAACAAGCGCGGCGCGTTGATCTCGAAGGCAGTACGGACGCTAGGTCTGCGGATCATCCCCGGTGATCTGCAGGACGAGGCCGAGGAAATCATCAAGGCCGTTCGCATGAACGAGGCCGCGCGTGACCCCGGCGCGGAGCGTAAGCGCATCGCCGATGCCTTCGCCGAAATCGGCGTGAAGGTCGAGGAGCTGACGAAGTACCTGGGCCACACGCTTGATATGTGCTCGCCGCACGAACTGGTGGATCTGCGCGGCATCTACGGCGCTATCAAAGACGGAGAGGCGACGTGGAAGCAGGTTATGGAGAACAAGGCGGAGCAGGGCGGCGACGATGCCTCGAAGGATGGAGCAAAACCGGCCGCCAAGGTTCTCCCGGTCTGCACCGACGAGCATTTCAAAGAAAAGACGCCAGAGTGGCGCAAGTTGATCATGGAGCGCAAAAAGTCGGTGAATGACTTGGTGGCCATGATCGAAACGAAAACCAAGCTGAGCGAAGACCAAAAGCTCACGATCGACGCATGGAGCCACGAAGATGAGTGAACGAGTAATTCACTCCCTGGAACAGGGAAGCGCGGCCTGGTTGGCCCATCGAGCGAACTATTGGAACGCGAGTGATGCACCAGCAATGATGGGCGTGTCGCCGTACAAAAAGCGCTCCGAGTTGCTGCATGAGAAAGCCACTGGCATCGCGCCGGAAGTAGACCAGCACACGCAGCGCCTGTTCGACGACGGGCATCGATTTGAGGCTTTGGCGCGGCCCCTCGCCGAGGAAATCATCGGCACCGATCTATATCCCGCTTCAGTGACGCGCGGCAAGATGGCCGCGTCGCTGGACGGCTTGACGATGGGCGAAGATGTCCAGTGGGAGCACAAGTCCCTGAATGATGAGATTCGGGCGGCTACGTGCGCCGCCGAACTCCCGATCTACTACCGCGTCCAGATGGAACACCAGTCCGAAGTATCTGGCGCGACGCGAACGCTTTTCCAGGCGACGCGATGGGACGCTGACGGCAACCTGCTGGAGGAGATGCACTTCTGGTATGAGTCGGACCCGGAGTTGCGCCAGCAAGTTATCGACGCCTGGGCGCAGTTCGAAAAGGATTTGGCCGAATACGTTCCCGCCGCAATCCCCGAGAAGCCCAAGGCCGAAGCAATCATGGCTCTCCCGGCGCTCGCCGTACAGATCCGCGGCGAAGTCATCGCGAGCAACCTGCCGGCGTTCCGGTCTGCGGCTGAGACTTTCATTGCGAACATCAAGACCGACCTGAAGACCGACGAGGATTTTGTTCAGGCCGACGCGACGGTCAAATTCTGCAAGGAAGCCGAGGACAATCTCGAAGTCGCCAAGAATGCAGCCATTGCGCAGACGGCCAGCATCGACGAACTGATGCGCACGGTCGATCATATCCGGGAACAGTTGCGGGTGAAGCGTCTCGCGTTGAACAGCTTGGTCGAGCAGCGGAAGAAGCAGATCAAGGAAAACGCCGTCGCCGAACGTCGCCAGAAGTACGCGGATCACGTCGCGGCGCTGAATGCCGAACTGGGCGACGTCAGCATCGTTGTGCCGGCGCCCGACTTTGTTGGCGCGATCAAAGGCCTGAAGACGATCGCCAGCCTATACGACAAGCTCGACACGGCGTTGGCTAACGGCAAGATCGCGGCGGATGCGGCAGCGAAGGATCTGCGCGCTAAGCTGGACCGGTACAAGCCGCACGGCGAGCATGCATTTCTGTTCCGCGATCTGCAGACGCTGATCCAGAAGCCGACTGAAGACTTCCAGTTGGCCGTCACGACGCGGATCGAGCAGCACAAGCAGGCTGAAGCGGAGAAGGCAGCGCAAGCCGCAGTGCAGGCAGCACAGGCATCGTCGAAGGCTGTCGAGCAGCCGCGCGAGCTGAACATTCCGCAGATTGCACGTCCGGCACCTCGCGTCGCCCCGACGAGCCCTCCGACGCTGCGCTTGGGCCAAATCAACGAAAGGCTCGCGCCGATCGCACTGACGGCTGAAGGCCTGGCAACGCTGGGTTTCAAACATGCCGCAACTGACAAGGCCGCGAAGCTCTATCACGAGTCGGATTTCGAGCCGATCTGCGCTGCACTGATGCGCCACATTGAAGCGGCACTGCATAAGCAAGCCGCTTAACCCTCCACGCACCACTCGCCCATGGGATGAAGCCGGAACACCCGGCGCGAATCTCCCGCAGATTGGCGACGTGGTGCGCCCAAACATCATTCAGAGGTAACGATGAGCCTTCACGAACTGTTCGAAAAGCACGAAGACGAGTACGGCAATTTCGATTGCATCGAAATCAAGTTAAGCAGTCGCCCAGATCTGCATGCGTTCATCCTGCTAAACCAGTTGCAGCCGCACAACCGCGACATGGTGAGCGCA